TTAAAGTTTGCATAAGAGAATACCTCACGATTGACTAACTTGAACATACCAAACTCATTGGACTTGACATAGCCCTCACCTTGACATTGCTTGCCATTGATGTATGCTTCAGGTCCATTGTTTCGCATCAAGAATAACATGTCATCCTTAATTGACTTGACCAATGACCACAAACGTAGAACATTCACATCAATTTGATTTGCAAATGCCAGTGCATCTTGAGTCAGTTCATCAATATCAAGACCAGCACGAATGACAGAATTAAGTTGTTGCTGAATCTGTTGCGATTGCTTAGGAGTTACAAACTCACAAAGTGTAGACATTTGACGGGCAAATGCAACAATCTCATCAAAGTCTTCATCAATTTCCCAACAATCAGGTTTGACAAACTTACACAACTCAGTATCATCAAACGTTGGAAAGACATCACCATCACTTACAACAAACGCATCCTTAAGTTCACCTGTACTTGTTGCATAGAATGTATGTGGTGCAACAATGATGTCTTGAGTGATTATTTCATCAAAGATGTAAGTAATCGTATTGGGGCAAAAAGTATCATCATCACCAAACCCAATAAAATCACCTTGAACAATCCCGTAGAAATTAGGAAGACAATCAAAACAATGGTGTAATATATTAGCAACATTGCCAGAATGATTCCGATCGATGTTACTATGACTTTCGTTAATCTTGATAAGTTTCTTATTAAAGACCGATTTTGTACCAACAAAGAATTTACCCGTCGCCGGATTCGTGCCCCATACAATCGCGGGAGCGCCATCGATCTTCGCAGATACTTTACCATTAGAAAGGAACCAATCAAGGACAGAAAGATCACCCGTCAGAATGGAATCTTCTGGGTGCTCTAGGTGGGTGTTTTTCATACTGTTAGTATGGCACGGAATAAGGGACAAATCAAGCGATGGTGGACACTTTGACCAACTGTCACACAAAGACAGTGGTTGTAAATAATTGTAACAATCTATTGTGTTCTTCACTCGTTTGATCTTTAATTCTCTCACTTGGATTCAGTGAATCTCCCATGAGGATTGTACCTCCACCCAATCTTTTCTTACATAGATCAACATTATCTCTCATAAGATCTATGCCATAGATGTCATTCAGTGCATCACTCTCAGTCATACTATGAAACAACACTTTGACCCACTTAACTGCAACCAAGAACTGACCATCACCACAAGCAGGATCAAGAACTGTTTTTCCTGGTGTAAACTTATCAGCACCACATTCACGCATCATTCTAATCACCAAGTCAGTCGGAGTGAAAACCTCAGCTGTTACTTTGATTCTATATTCATCACGATTGATCTCACCCATGTAAGAGTGATCATCCATCCTATTCTTTACTTCACTCCACAATTTGTCTGACATACACTCTCTCTTGTTCTGTGATGTTAAAGAAGTCGAACACATCATCATCACTCATTCTACGATTAGTTGGTAAGTTTGGCAAGCGACGAAATACTTTTTCATTACCAAACCCAGACCATTTTGCAGTCTTGAGAATATACCTCATTAGCATACTGTTCAGGTTATGTGTTAGATTCTCTCCTGATTCTTTATCATTCACCAACACATAATATACCATATCAGTACCACCTAAAATACCATCATCATAGAATGGTTTTGTATATCCACTGCGTGACCACATAACTTTCTTTTGTGATGCCCAATCTTGTCGAATTCTTGAATACCAAGTTTGCTTGTTTGTGTGTAGAATAGGATGAATATATTCATCACTTTCAGTTTTGCTTACAATACCCGTGCCCCTCAGCAAATTCACGTTATGACAGGTGACATAATCATATTTTACATTTAAGTGCTCTTTTGCCTCAAACATTACCTTTTTATGGACAGATAATGCGTTTTGTGATAAATCAATGGGCAAATAGAATACAGAGTCATCTATTTTGCAGTCAAATATGCTATCTTGAGTAACAACTTTAGTTTTTTCTGCATCGGGACGATTGGAGACCATATAGTCAGCGAACGTGCTTCCCACTTCAGGAAAATAGGTTTTTGTATCTAAGTGTAGAAACTTTACTGCCTTAGACTTAAACAATTGCAGAATTTTACTGGATGGTGATAAGAAACTACTGGGAGAAACCTGAAGGAGAATCCCCCCAGGTTTTAACCAGTGACTGAATGTTTTGAGTGTAAAATCAATCCATAGCTTATGCTGAGTCTTTCCTCTCTTTGTTGTATCCTGAAACGGTGGATTTGTTGCGACTATATCAAATTGCATTAGCAAACTCCTGCCTTCTTGAGATTCAGATAGGTGTTGGTAGAGGTGTTAATCTCTTTGGATTTTCTAGGACGACGCTGACCATATGCCAGGTCAACTTGCTCTTTCTTGTGATAGATAGTGCCCTCATATTCCTCATCACAGAGATACCATGCTCCGTTCTTTTGCAAGGTGAAGGGAACTTCGATGCTCACAATATCCTCACCATCGGTGATGGTGAACAGCACACCTTTTCCATTTACTTTATATTCTACCACAGATTCTTCATTATTAACACGCTGCAAAATGTCTGCATAGGTATCATTAAACAGAGAGCAGCAATAGTCACCCTTACCAATCAAAAGAATCTCTTCATCATAGTTAAGACCTGCCATCTTAATGATGCGTTGCTTGATCTTGGAATTGTCCAGAGTTTTGAGTGCATCAACAACAGATTGTGCTGCGTTCAGACCATATTTAGCACAGTCATTCTTCCAGCGAGTCTCAACATTCTTCCACATATTTGCGTCTTTGCTGTAAACATAGAAAGAACGAACAGCATCAAGAATGTTGTCGAAATCCTTGTAGATTCCCTTGAGAGGAGAGAAACCCATGACCCCAATAAGTTGATCCCTGACAGTGCGATTAGACCCCCTAAAGCGTTGTTTAGTGATAGGATTGATAAACATACCAACACCAGCAGACTCGAACAAAAAGTTGTTAAGGAAGGAGTTCCAAGTTCCAGAACAAAGTTGAATACGATCGAAACCATTTTTGTAGTTCTTCAGGGAGAAAGAAACATATTCATCCTCACTGAAATAGATGGCAAAATCACCTTTCAGTTTAAGATCGCGAAACTTTTTCTCAACATCAACAACATCAAACTTTCTGCTAGGATACTTGGCAATCAGATTCTGAAAGAAACTATCAACTACAGCATCAATGTTCTCTTTGTAAACACTATCACCAAACTCTTCAGAGATACCACGCTCAGAACAATATGCCATAAAAATGGCAAACTTGTCACCAACATCATCGGTCAGAGCAACATCATTTTCAACCGCAAGTTCTTGCAACTTAAAGACAATATATGCCTCTGCTGCGTCTTGCATGTAGTGATCGGTGGAAGAACCTGCGCCCATGGTGTGCTCCTTTGACTCTCTTAATATACACGAAAACCACCCCCCATGGGGGAATGGTGGACACTTCAATCGACTGGCACACTACCGGCGGATCTCACTGATAGCGGGTTGACCTTGATTAAACACAACATCAACAACTGCCTGAACTTTCTTGGCAGTGCTGATGCCTACTCGGTCATATGTAGGGATACAAACTAAACCAAACGTCTTCTCACTTCCACCCAAACGAATCACACGACCGATAGACTGACTGATACCGATGTAATCCATGTTACGCATGAAGATAACAGATTCAAGTCCACTGACGTTGATACCCTCAGACAGAATAGAGTGGTGAAGAACAACAAATTTCTTGGTCTTGTCCTTGCCCCAAGTGTTCAGGGTGTCAAAGAATACATCGCGATTGACTTTCTTGCCATCGATGATTGCACCGGTCTTCGATGTAATCGTCATCCAAGAATAGCCACGCTCGGCAAGTTGTAGGCAGAAATCTGAATGAGTAAGAAGATTGATGATTTGCTTTGTTGTACGAGCACAGATCAAAGTCTTGTCGATGCTGTTGTCATCGATAGTCTCAAGCAGATTGTCACAATCATCAGCAAACATCACCTTGCGACCTTTAACCATAGGCAATTGCTTGACTACAACTTTAGGAGGGAGAATGTATCCCTGTTCAACCAACTCAGGAGCAGGAACATTACAAAGAACCTGACCATAAACAGACCAATTCATGCCTGGTTTAGTAGCAGCAAGGGAATGTTTCGGTGTTGCTGTGAAGAAATAGCAACGATTTGCTTCATTAGCAAAGAACTCAGTCGCAGGAAAGAAGTTCTTCTTTACACTGTTGTGTGCTTCATCAAAATAGATGTTATCAACCTCAATATCTGCCTCAACGATACGATGCAAGGAGTTGTAAGAGGTGAAGATGATAACGTTCTCACCTTCTGCGCGAGCAGTGTTAGTGAATACGTGAATGTTGTCTGCGTTGGTTGTAGAATAGTGATCGGTTTCACCACTATGAACGTGCATCACATGCGTGTGAGTTGTATCAATCAACTCAAGAAACTCACTGCACAGTTGTTCTGCCAACAAAATACGTGGGGCTACAACAACTGTAGTGGTGCCGTTCTTGACAACATCATGACGACGCTGAGTGTCAATAATCATGGTGAGAGTCTTACCACCACCAGTGGGAACAATCACCTGACCTTTGTCATAATCACGCATACGATTGATGATGCGTTCTTGATGTGGGCGAAGGGTGATCATTAAAAAAGAATTAGATAATAACAGTATAGAATAACCTGCAACACTTGTCAAGGGCGTTGCAGGCGATCCTAGACACTACTGGGACGCTTTAGGCGTCCCCCCTTCTATTCATACAGAAACTTTTGCTTTTGCATTCTCCACGATTTCAGGCAGAACTTGCATACGAAACTCCATGTTTTTTGTTCCTGTTCCACCACACGCCCACTTGAAAGACTCATCAGAATCATTCCGCAAGTCTTTATCAAGGTATGCTTCTTCATGAAGATGTAGTGCTTCAACTGCTCTATCATAAGTGTCAATGCCATTGTTAATCATCCAGAAAAGATTCATCACCGAACTCTTACGGAGAATAACTTTTTCGGATAGATTTTCCCAACCATCATCAATCATCATGTCAATGTAACTTGCAAGGACTGAAAACTGGGAGGTAAATTTTTCCTCATTAAAATCACTGTAGTTACTAACGTAAAGTTTGTTCTTTGATGTCTGAGTAACTCCATTGATTTCATAATCAGAAATTTCCTCATCTTTACAGTAATTATTGAGAACCATATCAACAGTTTCAACAATCCACTCATCACTAATAAGACGCTTCTTATAATTATTACCAAAGATTTTAATCAAAAGTGGAGCGAGTTCCTTACGCATTTGTCGCACATATGCGGCCCAAGGAGTATGCAAAGCATTACGAAGTTCTTGTGCATTAAGAGGAACACCACTATTCACATTGACAAAGACATCTGACAGTCCTTTATAGTCAATCTGAGTATATTCACTAACAATTACTTTGCGACTCTTAATTGCTTTCTGTACAAGTTTAGGCAATTTGCTGAAGACATTGTTATGCTTACCTACTACAAATTGGGAGAGTGAAGTTGAGTGAGGATCAGGGAGATAGTAATAAGATCCAGAGGGAATGGTATATTCATCATTAAGCAATGATTCAAAGAACTTGAGACGATTATTGCCCTCAAGAATAATCTTTTCAATCATTTGCTTTAAGAGATTATTGAAATATGTGAAAGAAATATCTGTTGGATCAATAGAACTAACTCGGTCAGCAGCAATTTCAACATCAACGAAGACAAAAGTTCCTTCGATTCGGTTCATTAGGACAGAAAGAAAATATGCCTTTCTTTCCTTATTACTCCAAGATTCAGGACGTTGAAATTCTTCTGGAGCATGTGAACCCTTGTAATTGTTGTAAAGATCCCAAATAGTCATCGGCAGGGGATCATTCTTGCAAGGGAAAATTGCAGCGTTCATAATAATTAAATGAAGTTGTTTTGTATCCCGAGAACATCTGTCGTCTCAGGCATATGGTTAGTTTAACAACTTTTTAATGAGTTGTCAACTACACTATAGGGACACTTTAGGCGTCCCCCCTTTCAATCACTTTGCTTTGTTTCTGCGGGTGATTTCCTTCTGTGTAATAGGGTGCTTTAACTCTTTCTCAGACTTCTTACCTAAGTTCTTGAGTTGAATATCTCTCAAAGTTCTTTCACCTTTCTTCATTGCTGCTTTACGTTCAGCAGCAGTTTTACCCGATGCTTTTTGTGGTTTATAATCAGGACTTACCTTCTTAGCAGACTTTTTAGTAAGTAATTGTGATGCTGTTGGTGTCTTATCACCAGACTTTCTTGCTCTTCTCTCCATCGCTGCTTTACGTTGTTGGTCTCTAAGTGATAGACCAGCAGTACCACGTTCTTTCTGTGGTTGTTGCTCTTTTGTAGAACGTTGTTTCTGTGTTCCTATATCTTTTCTGTCTTTATATGATTTTGCTGGCACCATTTGTCCACCACCAGCAGCTTTCATTCTACGTTTTTCTGGTTCTGATTTACGTCTATCAGCACCAACTCTGCCACCTTCTCCAGTTTTTCTGATTTGCGATCTACCCTGAACCTCAGGATCGTAAACCTCAGTCATAAATTCCTTAAAAGTTTTCATTAGAAAAGGGGAGATGGTCTCCCCTTATTTATCAATCTTCTTCTTCTTGGACCTCTTCTTTCTTGACAGAAATCTTAGGACCAACTTGAACACGTTTAGTTTCATAGAAGAAAGCAACTCTCTCACGACGTGCTTGCATCAGCATATCATATTCTTCTTGTTGCGATTTAGTGAAACGAAAATCTTGTTGCCTCCAAGCAGCACGAAGTTCTTTAAGATGAGGCAGGACGTTGACAGTAGAAGTAGGAAAATTCATTAGACAGTGTAGTTGGTTTGGTTAAATTCGTCGCACTTGACATTCATTTGAGATTCATTCTCTTCCAGTTCTGTAAGGTCAAAGATCTCACCTGGCATGTCTTCAATTTCGCTCCAGATGTCATCCATAAAATTTGGTTGGTTGGTTACACAATAGAGACACTTTAGACGACCCCCCTTTACTTGACCAAGATGCGGAAGTCTTTACATCCTTGTTTTTCCATTACTTTCTCCCAGAAAATAGCATCTTCAATCTTCATAAATGT